AGGAGCTGATACGGCTCGAGCCGTGGCAGGTCTGGATTCTGTGCTGCACGTTCGGATGGCTGCGCAAGCGCGATGGGCTCAGGCGATTCCGCGTCCTGTTCGTCGTCGTGCCGCGCAAGAACGGCAAATCGGCGATCGCCGCCGGTATCGGTCTCTATATGTTCTGCGCCGATGGCGAGTTCGGTGCCGAGGTCTATTCGGGCGCGACGAACGAAAAGCAGGCCTGGGAGGTGTTCAAGCCTGCAAAGCTGATGGCGCAGCGCACGCCGGCGCTGGTCCGGAAGTTCGGCATCGAGATCAACGCCAAGAACCTTGTCCGGATCGGCGACGAGAGCAAGTTCGAGACGATCATCGGCGATCCCGGCGACGGACAGAGCCCGAGCTGCGCGATCCACGACGAATATCACGAGCATCCTGACGACGGGCAGGTCGACACGATGCAAACCGGCATGGGCGCTCGCGAGCAGCCTCTGCAGGTGCTAATCACGACCGCCGGGGATAACCTGGCGGGCCCTTGCTACGCGAAGATCCAGGAGGAACGCGAAAAGCTCCAGGGAATCGGGGCAACGGAAGAGCAGAAAGCGGCCCGCGAGGCCGCCGGAATGGGCCAAAACGGTGGTCCGCCGCTCGACGACGAGACGTTTTTCGCCGAATTTGCGGCCGATGACGAAGACGATTGGCGCTCCGAGGCGACCCTTCGGAAGGCCAATCCGAACCTGGGCGTGTCGGTTGATGGCGATTTCCTTCGCGCCAGGCAGCGCGATGCGATCTCGACGCCTCGAAAAGCCGGTGTTTTCAAAACGAAACACCTCAATCTGTGGGTCGCTTCGAAGGCAGCGTACTTCGATATCCAGAAGTGGCGTGCCTGCCAAGACCTGAACCTGCCGATGCGGGGCCGGGATCTGTTTAAGTACGAGGCGCTGCGCGGTCGCCGGTGTGTCGCGGGGCTCGATTTGGCGTCGAAGGTCGATATCGCCGCGCTCGAGCTGCTGTTCCTGCCGATCGGCGGCAAGCCGACGGTCGATGACCCGTATGTTCGGGTCGGTTTCTATTTTCTGCCCGAGGAGACAGTCCTTTCGGTGCCAGCCTATCAGGGCTGGGACAGCCAGGGCCTGATCAACGTCACCCAGGGCAATATCATCGACTATGACGAGATCCTGGACACGTTGCGCGACGTGCGCGACTTCGCCCAGCTCGAGCAGGTCGCCTATGACCCGCATCAGGCGACGTACCTGGCGACGACGGCCATCAAGGATGGCTTTCCGATGCTGGAATACCGCCCGATCGTGCTGAATTTCTCCGAGCCGATGAAAGAGCTCGATGCGCTGACCAAGGCCGGGACCATCGTTCACGGTGGCTGCCCGGTCATGGAATGGCAGATGAACAACGTCGTCGCGCAGGCGGACCGGAAAGACAATGTCTACCCGAACAAGCCACGCCCCGAAGCCAAGATCGACAACCCGGTGGCGCTGATCAGTGCGCTGGGCTGCAGCATGACGAAGGAGGAGGAAGTGATCCAGACTTCGCCATGGGATGATCCCGAATTCTCGATGACGGCCGACGAGGACCAGGCCTGATGGGTTGGTTCACCGATTGGCTGCTGGGCGGCGTTGAAGAGCGCTCGATCGAGGACCCGAAGTACAATCTCAGCGAGAGCCCGGAAGAGCTGCTGCGCCTCCTGGGCATCGCCGAGGCGCAGAATGCACTCCCGATCGTGTCGATCGAGGCGGCTCTGGGCGTGCCAGCGGTGTTCTCGATTGTCGCCTTCCTGTCCCGCACGCTGGCCGCTCTGCCTCTTCCAACGTTCGAGGCTGGCGACAATGGCGCCCGGGTCGATGATCCGGTGGCTCAGCTGCTCAGCTATGCCCCGAATGAGGGCGAAACCAGCTATGGCTGGCGTCGCTGGCACTGGCAGCAGGTGTTCACCGGCGGCCGTGGGCTCGCATGGATCGAACGAATTGGCAGGCGCCCGGTAGCGATCTGGCCGATGGATCCGGCGCTGACCACCATCCGGCGGGTCAATGGCGAGCGGATCTATACGCACAACGGCCGCGATTACCGCGCCGGTGACGTGATCGACACGCCGTTCATGCTGAAGCGGGACGGCCTGGGCAGCTATTCGCCGATCGCCAAGATCAACAAGGCGATATCGCTGGCGATCGCCATGGAGAGTTTCGCTGGCGGGTTCTTCCTGGGCGGCGGTGTGCCGCCGCTGGCACTGGAAGGCCCAATGCCTTCGGGTGCCGATGCGTTCAAGCGCGCGCAGGCCGATATCCAACGCGCGATCGACCTCGCCAAGAAGTCGAACAGCAACATTTTCGGCATGCCGCCCGGGCACACGCTCAACCCGGTCGGAATCGACCCTTCCAAGGGTCAGATGGTGGAAGCACGGGCGTTTCAGATCATCGAGATCAGCCGTGGCTGGCAGATGCCGCCGGTGTTCGTCCAGGATCTGTCGAAGGGCACCTTCAGCAACACCGAGCAGCAGGATCTGTGGCTTGCCAAGCACCTGATCATGCAATGGGCCAAGGCGTTCGAGGATGAGCTGACGCTGAAGCTCTATGGCTGGCAGAACCCGACCCGGCGCGTGCGCCATAATCTCGACGGTTTGCAGCGCGGCGCGTTCAAGGAGCGCAGCGAGGCACTGGCAAGGGCGATCCAGACCGGTCAGCTGACCCCGAACGAAGCCCGCGCGCTCGAGCAGCGCGCGCCGATGGACGGTGGCGATCAGCTTTACGTGCAGCAGGCGACCGTGCCGCTGGTGATGGCGGGCGCTGGCATCGGTCACGATGGCGGACCGTCGATCGACGACAATGAGGAGGACGCTGCGGATGCCAGCACCCAAGACTGAACAGCCTGAACGCCGCGCGATGGCGATCGGTGGCGAGCTGCGCATGGCGCAGAGCGCCGACGGGATCGGCATGGCTGCCGGCTATGCCGTGCTGTGGAACAATCGCACCGATATCGGCGGTTGGTGGACCGAGCAGTTCGCAGTCGGGTGCTTCACCGATTCCCTCACCAAGCGTGACGTCGTTGCACTGCATAGCCATGACGATGCGCGCCCTGTCGGCCGACGGAGCCGTGGCACGCTGCGCCTGACCGAAGACCAGCGCGGTCTGGCGTTCGAAAATGACCTTCCCGACACCAGCGACGGCCGCGACCTCAAGGTTCAGCTCGAGCGCGGTGACATCGAGGGCATGAGCTTCCGCTTTATCGCGCGCCGCGAGGAATGGGATGAAACCGTCGAACCACCGGTGCGCACGATCCACGAGGCGGACCTGATCGAGATCACCTACACCGCCTTCCCGGCCTATCCCGATACGGAAGCCGGTATGCGCAGCCTGGAACAGGCCCGCACCGAGCGGCGCCAGCATAACAAGACCGGCGCCTTGGCGCGTCTTCGCATGCGCCAGGCGCAGCGCGAACGGAAGATCTGACAGCAATTCACCGGGCCCAGCCCGAGGCGACGCCTGCCGAGCCGCAGCGTCCTCAACCACCCGCCGATCTGGCGGGTTTTTTGTGTCCTGGAGCGACAAATGATCCTGCAGCAGTATTACGAGGAGCGCGGCACGCTGGTGGCCGAGGCTCGCTCGATCCTCGATTCGATCGCCAACGAAACCGATCAGACCCGCATGACCGAGGCCGAGCAGCGCCACGACGCCGTGATGGCCAAGCTTGACGCCCTCGACAAGAAGATCGAGCGGGAAGAGCGGCAAGCTGCTCGCGAAACCGCCGAGGAAGAGCGCCGCAAGCAGAACCGTCCCAATCGCGGCAGCGGCAGCGCGTCGGGCGTCGACGATCCGGAAGGCGGCGAAGATCGCACCGCCGAGCAGGTGCAGGAAGAATATCGCGATGCTTTCTACGCGATGCTGCGCGAGGGCGGCGATATGTCCGGTCTCTCGGCCGAAATGCGCCATCTGCTGCGCCGCGGCTATGTCGAGAACCGTGTCCAGACTGCCGGCACTGATGCCGCTGGCGGTTTCACCGTGCCGACCACGCTCGCCAACTTCATCGTCTCGACGATGAAGGACTGGGGCCCGATGTACGATCCGGGCATCACCACCGAGCTGGTGACTTCGAGCGGAAACGCGTTCGACATTCCGACCAATGACGACACGAGCAACACCGCCGCGCTGAAGAGCGAGGGCGCCGACCTGACCGATGACGACAGTGGAGACCTGGCGTTCGGCGAGAAGAACCTGAACGCCTATGTCTACGCGACGCCCTGGCTGAAGATCAGCTTCGAGCTGCTGCAGGATTCGGCGTTCAATCTCG